TCTCCTACTTACTCTCCTACCACTAGAGGTGGCGCTGGCGGTGGAGGTGCTGGCGGTACTGGTGGTACTATTAGCGTAGCACCTGGACCTAGTCCCTGGCACTTTAGTGGTGGTGGTGGAGGTTCTTCGACCCCTAACCCCGATTTCCCCGGATCTGGATTGGCATTCCTAAACTTCTTCCCAATAGATTTTATTAATGAAGTTGGAAGTAGTTGCCAGCTTGCTGGAGGTGGCGGCGGATCTGTCGGTCCTGTATATCCTAGCGCATTTCCACGCAATGGAACTTATTGGACTCCTTATAATGTTACTAATCCTGGTGGAGGTGGTGCTGGCAGAGGTCGCTGGGCATCAAACCCAAACCAACCCGCGCCAACTAGAGGTGACGGTCCATGGATGGCAGAAGCTGGAATGGAAAACACTGGTGGTGGAGGCGGAGGAGGTTATGCTCCTGGAGCAGAGAGCGGGCCCTATCCGGTACCCGCACCAGGAAGTTGGTATGGACTTCCTGGAGGATCAGGAATTGGAATGTTCAGATATGCTCACCCAGGAAACTAAGGAGGAAATAACAAATGTCTAATCTAAGAGTTAATAGTGTTAGTAGTCTTCATGGAGGACCTGTTGATTTCGTTGATGGTATCAGCGGAAAGGCACTTAATATTATATTTCCGCCCAGAATTCTTGCATTCGATCCAGAAGCTCTAACCGAAGGTGTTTCTACTAGTTTTTCTCCAGGATCTGGATCTGGTCCAAGAATTACAGTTACGTTTGACCAAACAATTGAATTTGCAGAAGGTGAGGGTGGTGTAGTTGGAATTATTACAATTACTAAAGATTCTGCTTCTGGAACAGTTCTTACGCAGATTGACTGCGATACTGACCCTGGTGTTGCTGCAACCTGTAATGGTACTCAACTAATCATTCAACCACAAGTATCATTCCCTCAAGATACAGCAATCTTCGTTACTTTACCTAGCGTAGGTATTGCAAATACATTTGGTGATTTTTATGAAGGAAGTCAGACTTATCAATTTAAAACAGAACTAACTGGTTTCCAAATTTTTGGTGGAGATGACACTTGGTTAAGTAATGATCCTACATCGCCAACAAGTTATTATAGATATCACATTTTCCAAAATAGTGGTCCTTTACAAATGAATGGACCTAGTGCCAGTGCTACTGACTTAACTGCTATGATCGTTGCTGGCGGCGGCGGCGGTAGTTATGGCGGTGGTGGTGCTGGTGGTGTCATTGTTGCGACTGGACCTCAATTAGTAATGACTACTGGTGAATATACTATTAGTGTTGGTTCAGGTGGCGCTGGAAGTCCAACTAATGCCATTGATGGTAACGATACTACCATTACCCCAATTTCTTCACCAACAGGATTTATTCAAAGAGCATATGGTGGCGGTAGAGGAGCAGGAACTTACCCAGAACAGAATAATCCTGTACCAACAACTTACTATGCAAATCCTGGTGGATCTGGTGGTGGAGTTAGAAATAATACAGATGCACCCGCTACTAACAATGGAATAGGAATTCCTGGTCAGGGAAATCCTGGAGGTTCTGGAACCAGTCCAGAACCTACTTGGGGTGAAGAAGCAGGTGCTGGTGGAGGCGGAGCAGGTGGATCTGGTGGATCAACATCAAATACTAATGCAGGACCTGGCGCTCGAGCTACACTTAATCTTGGATCTGGTGGATCTGGTAGACAAGTATCAGAATTTAGTTATTCTAATATTGCACCATCACCAATTGTTCCAGCTGATCTTGCTCCAGAACCTGCTTATTTCGCAGGCGGTGGTGCAGGTGGCAATGGACCTAGACAATATTCCCCAGCTCCAATGAGCGGCGGCACAGGCGGAACTGGCGGTGGCGGTAATGGTCAGTGGCCAAATAGTAATTATCCAAGTCCACCTGGAGGTTTTACTGATGGAAAAGAAATGACCGGTGGCGGTGGTGGTGGTGGAAGTGGTGGTGACGACTGGCCAACCGTCAGCCCTGTTACAGTTGGAAATGGTAATGGTGGTGATGGCGTAGTGATGGTTAGGTACGCATATCCGTCACCATAAATATTACAGACATTATATTATTTTATGAAAATTTCGATTGTAGGGGCAGGTCAAGCAGGTTGCTTAACTGCCCTTCATTATTATTTGCACGCAAAAAATATCGACAAGATTACAATTTATCATGATCCTGATACACCAATCGAAGAAACTGGTCAAGGTACTAATGCTACTATCCCAGAACTTTTATTTAAAACTCTTGGTATAGATTTAGTTGATAATAATACTGTTAAGGCAACAATAAAAACTGGAATTCTATATGAAGGATGGGCGCATGGAAATAAGATGGTTTCCCCCTTCAAATCAAATTCTATTGGATATCATTATATTCCAAAACTTCTTTCGGAAGCAACATTGAACTCTGGATTGTTCAATGTTGAAACTAAAAAAATAACAGATCCAGAGAGTGAAATTGATGGTGATTGGATTTTTGATTGTAGAGGTAGAAAAGAAAACAATGCAGAGACATCCGACGAACTAGTTAATCCTCTAAATTGTGCTCTACTAGCAAATGTACCTGAAGTAGATCCTGGATTGGTATACACAAAATGTGTTGCAACTCCTAATGGATGGACTTTTGTAATTCCGAATTCGGATAGTACATCTTATGGATATCTTTACAACAGCAATATAACAACTGAAGAAGAGGCAAGAGCAGGTTTTAGAGAACAGTTTGGTGTTGATAATGCAAAGAATTTGCCATTTAAAAATTATGTTGAAAAAAGCATGTGGGAGGGAGAGAGAACAATTTTAAATGGAAATCGTTTTACTTTCTTAGAACCCCTAGAAGCAACATCAACAGAGTCTTATCTTAAAATTGCTAGACATGCTTGGGATTATATTTTTGGTGGTTATAGTAAAGATACAGTAAATTTACATGCTCAGAGATTAATCCGACAACATGAAAAATATGTTCTTGCACATTATCATGCTGGTTCGGTGTATGATACTCCTTTTTGGGATCATGCAAAGAGTTTAGAGAGTTCATTCCTCACAAAAGAATATAAAGAATATGTTGATTTAATTAATGGTTATGATATGAGGGAACACTTTACACAAAAGTTTCCAAATTGGGGCAATTTTCCCTCTTGGTCCGTGCTTAAATGGTACAATCAAATCTCATTATAAATAATATTAAAGAGACATTGATAGTTAAATGGCACATTTTGCTGAATTGGACCGTCATAATCAGGTTTTAAGAGTAATTGTCGTTGCAGACAAATACAACCAAACTGATGGCGTAGAAGATGAAAATGTAGGTATTGCCTACTGCAAGCGTTTGTATGGTAATGATACTAATTGGAAGCAAACCACTAAGCACACAGAATTTAGAGGAGATTTTGCTGGCATTGGATGCTCCTACCTGGCAGATGCGGATAAATTTATTCACCCAACACCATTTGAATCTTGGGTTTTAAATGATAACTGTCATTGGGAACCCCCTGTTAAATTTGATTCAAGTCTTGGATCTGCTATGATTGGAGGCATCCCATTTAATGAAAACTTAGAATTTATTGCAGATCTTGGTCTCAATAGAAGAGGATTTTATTTGTGGAATGAGGCAGAAACTTCATGGGATCTTTTGGAGACAACTCCAGAAGAAGCATCAACGGTTAAACCTGACGGTGACGGAGAATAATAATTACAAAGATAAACAAGAGGTTCTTTAAAGATGGCACATTTTGCTGAATTAGATAGCAATAACGTAGTACAAAAAGTTATTGTTGTTTCTGATAAAAACACCAGTAATTCTAATGGTGAAGAAGTAGAGAGCATTGGTATTGCTTTCTGCAAATCTTTGTATGGAGAAGATACCAACTGGGTTCAATGTTCTAGATCTGGAAGTATTAGAGGATTGTTTCCCGACACAGGTTACATCTATAATTCAGAAGCAGATATATTTCATTGTCCTTCACCATTTCCATCTTGGACTTTAGATTCTAATTATGTATGGCAACCTCCTGTTGCTCATCCAGAATTGACTGATGAACAGGTTACTCTTGGATATAGATATTTCTATAATGAAGATAGATATAATCAAGATCCATCAATTACATGGAGACTTTTCACACCACAAGTAGTTACGATTGATTCACATCCTACTTCTGCCACTGTCACAGTTGGAGAGGAAATTACAGTTAGCACAACTGCTACTGTCAATGAGGGTAATTTCTTCGTTTGTCTTGAAAAGAATATTGCTATTGGTGATGAACCAGATGTTTGGGCAGAATACCCTGATTTTGGTAGAGTTAATGCAGATGACCTAACATTTACTTTCCAAAGTAAAAGCGGAATTACAACAAACACAGAACTATCTGGTGAGTGGAGAGTTGCAGTAGTTCCTGAATTAAGTGGAATTCCTGCATATTCTGATGTAATCACGATTACAGTTTCTGCATAATTGACTTCCTTTAAAACTTGATATATAATTAACCCGAATACATTATAGGTATATGGCGTTTCAATCTATTTGGTACTATACCGATTTGCCCGCAGATGTTGTAAAACTCATTGAAAATGATCTAGAGATCAAATTCGACCATCAAATGGGAGATTCCCGTTTGATGGGTGACTCTCTCAATAAAGATAAGAGAAACTCACAGAATGCTTGGATTCCTACCAACCACTGGTTGGGTGGTTTCATGTGGCATTATATTGAGAGAGCAAATCGAGAGAATTTCTTGTACGATCTAAGGTGTATTGATGGAGAATCAATGCAATACACCCAATATGGTGAAGGTCAGTTCTACGGATGGCATAATGATGCTGGTATTGCTGGAGCATATAAACCAGCAAGTGTTGGCAACAGAATGGAAGGACTTGCACAGGACTTTGTGAATGAGAATATTGAACTTGTAAGAAAACTTTCCTTTGTTCTTCAACTTTCGGATCCTGATGACTATGAGGGTGGTAACTTGCAACTTCTTGATGAATCTGGCAAATCATACTTTGCTCCACGAAATAGAGGAACTATAATCTTATTTGATTCAAGAACTCAACACCGTGTTCTTCCTGTTAAGTCTGGTCTTCGTAAGTCTATCGTTGGATGGACTGTTGGTCCTCGTTGGAAGTGAGGTAGAACATGGCAGAAGCAATGACAATCGAACAACTCCAGTTCCAAGAACGATCCAACTCAGGTACATCTTGGACAAACAACGAACAGTTTGACAAAGATGGTTACTTGGTCATTAAAGATCTATGGGACGTAGAAGAACTAGTCCGTCCTGTTCTAGATATTAGAGGTCAAATTAATTACTGGGGAAAGGGTACTGATCAATTTAACTACACTCCAATGGAGGGGCAAGTAGAAGGATCTATTGCAACTTACACTCATCCACAATATAGACATATTCATTCAGGTATTCGTCTCAAACTTGAGAAAGTAATTGGTAGAAAATTATATAATACCTACTACTATGATCGTTTCTATTTTGCAGGACAAGGACTTGCTCTTCATGCAGATAGACCAGCATGTGAAATTTCAGTTAGTGTTCATATCAGCAGCAACGTTGAAGAATGCTGGCCTCTATGGATCAAGACACCTGATACATATGCTGGACCAAAAAATCAAGGTGAAATTGTTGAACATGGTGAAAGTCGTTCAGTATGTTTAGAACCTGGTGATGGTATGATCTATAAAGGATGTGAGCGTCCTCACTGGAGAGAACCACTAGAATCAAAACATACGGGTAATCACTTTATCCGCAAACTTGGTCAAAAAGATGATACCTATTATCATCAAGTGTTCTTCCATTATGTTTTAGCAGATGGAACAAGAGCACAATGTGCAAATGATATGGCGAGGGAATAATGAAAACTATTGATGAAATCTTCAGTGATGTTACTCTAATTGGAGAAACTCCCAATCTTATTATGGCAACACAAATGCCAGATAAGATTTTTGATGAGGTAAAAGGTTGGATTGAACCTTGTCGTGCGATCAAAGATGATGAATATGGACAACTTCTTTTTCATCATAATGTAGGAACAGGACACAATTCTTTTCAAACTCCTGTACCCAGACAACTAGTTGATACATCATACTTTCTTGGATATATTCTTCATTTTGCAGAGTTGTACTTGAGATCAACTCAAACTCATGAACTCAATAACATGATTATGCCAAGAAGAGCTCATCTTCGTAATTTTCCTGGACACTATTATGGATATGACCTTTGGGTAAATTTTGCTTATCAAGGTGATGACAATCCAGAGCATAATCATGGGGGTAGTTTGTCATCTATCATCTACATTCAAGATGAAGATAAGCAACCAACATATTTCCCAGCATTAGATTATTATCATGAACCGGTGCCAGGACAAATTCTTTTGTTCCCTGCTTTTTTGAGGCATAGTGTCAGTGAAAAAGAAACAGAAAGTGAAAGATTAACTGCTTCTTTTAATCTAGACGTTTATTGATCATGCACCCCGCAGTGATGCGGGGTTTTTTGTTGGATAAATATATAAAAAAGACGTGGAAAAATGCCTCTAGGTAATCCGATAACGATTGAAAACGAATCTAGAATTATTTCAGTCACAACTACATCAATTAACGATACCTTTACTATTGAAGGTGGTTATAATATTAATCACATTAATGTATATCGTAACGGTGTTAGATTAGTTTCTGGAAATGATTTTCTAGCAACTAATGGTGCAAGTGTTCAACTTGTTAATAATCCAAACATTGGAGACGTTATAGAGTTTCATCTGTTTGATGAGTTCTTAGTCAATGATGCCATCGTTGGTGCTGCAACATCACAAACCATCAATGGTGACTTGGTAATTGAAGGTGATTTGTATTATAACAATAATCTTATTATTGGCAATGCGGCTTATGCAGATGTTGCTGGTATCGCGACATATGCATCAACTGCTGGTATTGCGACATATGCATCAACTGCTGGTATTGCAACACTTGCATCTGGACTTACTGGATCTCCAGACATTACGGTAAGAAATGTCATTGGTGTTGCAGCAACATTTAGTGGTAATGTATCGATTGGTGGAACCATTACATTTGAAGATACCACTGATGTAAATGTCGTTGGTATTATCACTGCTCAAGCAATTGATATTACAGGAGAGTCAGTCAGTACTCTTAGAAATGCTGTGGTTCAAAACTACAGCGAATCTGTAGTTGCAATTGGAAATGTCGGTGCAAACCGTACATTTACTCTTGGTTCTGGAAACTATTTTACTGCAACACTTGATCAAAACTCTACATTTGTATTTGATTACTCAACTGCACCTAGTGGATGTGTATCATTTGTCCTTCAGTTAAAAAATGGTACTGGAGGACCATTCAGTATCACTTGGCCTGCGTCAATTGAATGGCCTGCAGGAGTAACTCCTACCAGAACAACTACTGATGGTAGAACAGACATTTGGACATTCATCACTACTGATGGCGGAACAAATTGGTTGGGCAACTTAGCAATTAATAATTTTAACGTTTAATATTTAATTCTTTATTATGCAAGCAAGATATAATCAATTCATTGGAATGTATGAAAAAGTATTCCCAGAATATTTTTGTCAGCATTTAATTGAAGAATTTGAAAGACTTAACAAAAGTGGTATCACTTCTGATCGAAAAAAAAGTGAAAATGCAAGTAAAACATTTAAAGCTGATAGACATGCTTTTTTGAATTACAAAACTTATAATCTATCAGCATTTAATGGAGAAGCATCACTTGATATTTTCTGGAAAGGTTTGCAAGAATGTTTTCTGGACTATACTGAGGAATATGACATTCTAAAAGAAATTAAGATTACTTGTAATAATATCAAGATCCAAAAAACTGATCCTGGTGAAGGATATCATGTTTGGCATTGTGAAAGAAGTCATGATTCTGGAAATGAGGCTAGAGAACTTGTTTATGCCATTTATTTGAATGATATTGATGAAGCAGGAGAGACAGAATATCTGTATCAGAAATTAAGAATACCTCCAAAGGAAAACACTTGTGTTATCTGGCCTGCAGGATTTACACATCCACATAGAGGTAATGTTGTGTATGGAAATAAGTCTAAATATATTATAACTGGATGGTTTCATTTAGGATAAAAAATGCCACTTAATAAAGTTATTGTCACTACTCCTGGAGACTCAAAAACAGGAGAGTTTAACCAAACATTCAACGCACCAGGAACTTGGACTTCACCTGCAAGAATTACAGGTGTAAGAGTTACTGGCCAAGGTGGTGCAGGAAATGATGGAAACGCTGGATCAGGTGGTGCCGGTGGTTCAGCGGGAAATGATGGAAACGCTGGAACTTTTGGTACTGCTGGTGCTGCTGGATTTGGAAATGCTGGAAACACTGGTGCAGGTAACCCTGGTAACCCCGGCCGTGCCGGTGGTGGCGGAGGCGGCGGCGGTGGAGGCGGCGGCGGAGGCGGCGGTGGTCCCAGTAATAATGGTGGTGGTAATGATGGTTCAGGCGGAAATGCAGGAAATCCTGGACAATCTGTAAACGTTGGTGGTGGCGGCGGTGGATCAGGTGGTCCCGGTGCAGGCGCTGGCCCTGGAGGCAGTGGAACACCTGGTGGTTCTGGCAACGATGGCCAGGATGGTTTCGATGCAAATCAAGCTGGTGCTTCTGGTAATCCTGGTAATAGTGGAGGCACATCACCTGGAAATCCAGGAACCTTTGTTCAACCTGGAAACTTTAGTGGAAATCCTGGAGTAACTGGTAACCCAGGAACTGGTGCCAATGCAGGCAATCCTGGAACTCCAGGAAACCCAGGCAATAGTGGATCATTGTCAAGTGCTTTTGGTGTGACATTTAGTGGTGGTTTAGCAGGTAATGCTGGAGCATCAAATCCAGGAAATACTGGAAATGTTGGCGCTGGAGGTAATGCTGGTAACGCAGGAAATCCTGGAAATCCTGGAAGTGTTGGTACTGGAGGCAATGCTGGTACTGCCGGAAATGGCGGAGCCGGTGGATCTGGTGGTGGAGGTGGCACGAGAGGAAAAGGTGGCAGAGGATCACCTGGAAATAACCCCGGTCAGGGTGGCAATACTAGTAATCAACCTGGTGGAAACGGCGGTTCTGGTGGTTCTGGTGGTAATCCTGGTGGTAGTGGAAATAAAGGTGGTGGCGGTTCTAACAACGGACCTGGCGGAAGCCCTGGTCCTGGAGGCGGAGGCGGTAGTGGCGGCAATACCGGTGGTAGTGGTGGATCTGGTGGTGCTGGAGGAGGCGGTGGTCCTGGAAATGGTCCTAACAGTTATCGCGGCGGTGGTGGTTCTGGCGGCCCAGGAGGAGGCGGCGGCGGTGGATCAGGTTCTGGAAACGGTGGTTCTGCTGGTGGTTCTGGAAACCCTGGTTCTACTGGTAACGCCGGAACTGATGGTTCTGGTGGTGGTGCTGGTGGATCTGGTTCTAACGGAAACCCTGGCACTGGCGGTGCCGGTGGAGCAGGCGGAAATGCAAATCCAGCAACATCGTTCCCAGTCGCAATCAGTGCTGGAGTCACATATCCAATCACAGTTGCTTCTGGTGGATTCGTAACTGTCACTTGGGACATAAATAACCAAGTATAGACGTTATTATTCTTTTATAATGGCAAAGAAAAGAAAGATTGAAAGCGAAGCAGAAGAAAAGGTAGTCACTGAATCATCAACTCGTAAAAAGATTAATGATATCTATGAAGAAAATGAGCTTGATTCAGTAAATTCTATGAGACATCGTGCCCGTTCCATCACCTGTGGAACGGCATTTGGTGGTATCGTTGAAGTTCAAATGCGTACAGAAAACAATTTCATGTATGCTCAAATGCAACCAACTGAATGTATTGAGTTCATTGAACAACTCGCAGCAGGGTGTGGTGTAGAGATTGCAATGAGACCGAAACTTGATTTTGCTTCTTGGCGTGGATGGGAAGAAGTTATTGATCAAAGAATTGGTTTTGATAAGATTGCTTGGAAAGGTGCAGCTGCATGGCAGTTGGATGGAAAGAATGTGGAAGAACAATATAGATTGATGGAAGCTAAAAAGGACCCAGAAGAAGAGAAACCCAAGAAGAGAGGTAGGAAAAAGAAGGAAGTTGAAGAGTGAGTTACTACATCTATATCAACAAGTCTCTCAAGAGAATTGATGATTTAGTACAAAGACTTCCTGCAAACTGGAAAAATGTTAGCGGACTAAATTTATTCTCTGACGAAAAGTTGTCTAATTTAGAGTGGGCGGGACACCCTGATGTAGCATGGGTTCCGCTCAAAACTTTTGATTTTACTGATTACACCTATGATCCTATTTGGTTTGACATCAGTAAGAACAATATCAAAGCAGATATTAGAAGACAGAAGAAAGAAAGACTTGAAGAACTTCTAACCTGGAAAGGTAAAAATTTTTTGCTAAATGACACTACGAAGTCTGGACTTGTATTTGTATTGTTATCAAATAGTGAAACATTCCCGTGGGATTTTGTTGGAGAAACTGCAATCATCACAAAAGCAGATGCACAGGAGATGATTGATTTCATTACTTCATACACAATGAGTGTTCATTCTGCAAAAGAAGAAATGGATACAAGAATTGATAGTACAACCACACTTTCAGAACTTCAAGAATTAGATTTAAATCTTGAGTGGCCATTAACTACTTTATAAATACTAATAAAGTAACTCAAGAATAATGAGTAGAGCAAGTAATCTAGCAGGATTTGTTTCTGCAATTTATCCTGATGATAATTTAAACGTTGGATTTCTTACTACCAGAAATCTGAATGTAACTGGTGTTTCAACGTTTGCCGGCAGCATTGATATTATTGGTGGTGTAAGTTATGCAGAAGTTGCAGGCATCGCGACATATGCGACAACTGCAGGCATCGCGACATATGCGACAACTGCTGGTGATGCAACTAATGCACAAGGATTAACTGGCACTCCTGATATTACCGTAGGAAGTATCACCTCTGGTGATATCAATTCTTCTGATGCAACTTTCACTGGTAACGTATCTGTTGGTGGAACTCTTACTTATGAGGATGTAACCAATGTCAATGTAACTGGTATCATTACCGCCAACAATGGTATTAGTGTTCCTGGTGGTGGTATCGTTGTTACTGGTGTAGTTACGGCTACATCATTCAGTGGTGATGGTTCTGATCTTTCAATCAAGGTAAGACCTGGTTACGGTCTATCGACATCATCTGAAGGATTACAAATAGACGTAAGACCTGGTTACGGAATCTCAGTAAGTTCACTTGGTATTCAGATCGGTGACGACTGGTCAAACATCCCAGTATTACCTGAGGTTTGATATGCCCGATAATTTATTCGTAAACAGGAACAACACTACTTATCAAGTTGATGTAGAAAATCTTGGAACAATTGAAGACACAGATATTCTGCTTGTTAATCGTAACGGTACTACTTATCGAGTTGAAGTAGAAAATTTTGCATCAATTGAAGATACAGATCTCCTGATTGTTAATCGTAACGGTTTAATATTTACAGTAACTGGAGATAGAGTTGATAGATTCACAGGTTCCATCGAAGGACCTGTCACTGTTCTATCACCTCTAGATGGTGAAGGATTGAATACACGAGGCACCTTTGAGCCGCTGTCTACAGCTATTACTGCTGTTGCAGGTACATCCCTCACCTTTACTGACGATACAGATCTAGCCGACATGGTTGGTCCTTTAACCCAGGTTGATGAGAATGGAGATGTAAAGACTCCGGTTACTAGCACCATTACGAGTGTTGCTGGAAACGTCCTGTCCTTCCAGTCACCCAACCCCGACTTGCAATACTTTAAGTCAGGTGACCAAGTAGGTATTACCACTGGATTCAAAACGGTGCTCTTTAATGGCAATGGTTCAAACCAGACCATCACAGGTGTTGGATTCAGACCTGCCTTGATATGGACTCACATGAGAAATATAGATGGTTACCACGAAGTATGGGATATTCTAAGAGGCGTGAATTCAACTTTCTTCAGCAATGAGGATTTTGCGGCAGATGGATCTACTAATAGACTTAGTTCATTTGATGCTGATGGATTCACTATGAAGTCAGGCTCCATTAGTAATTCTAGTGGGGCTTCAAGCGTTGCTTGGTGCTGGTATGGCGGGGAAACAAACGTTACCAATAACGAAGGATCGATTCAGTCGACAGTCAGGTCTAGTGGTAACTTCAGTGTTGTTAGTTACACCGGCAATGGTGGTACCGCCACTATTGGCCATGGGCTAATTAGTGCTCCTAAGTTTATGGTGGTTAAAAATATAGGTGCTAATACAAGTTTTTGGGTTTATCATGAATCCTTAGGTAATACACTGTATGTCAGATTAGATAATCAAGCCGCCCAAGCAGGATCCAGCGGTGCATGGAATAATCAAACACCGAATGATTCAACCTTCAGTGTAGGCAACGCGGGCGAGACTAATGGAAGCGACATGATCGCCTGGTGTTGGGCGGAGGTACCTAAGGGATCTAGCTTCGGTTCATACTCAGGCAACAGTTCTACAAACGGACCTGTTATTGATTGTGGATTTAAACCTGATTATGTACTAATTAAACGGGCAAATGGTACAGCATTCTGGGACTGCTTTGATTCATCAAGGGATACCTCAAATCCCCGAATCCACGACATGTGGGTAGACATTTCAGACCCAGAATTTGTTAGTACATCGTATAGTGTGGATTTCTTGGATAATGGTTTTCAACTGAAAAATACTGATGCAAAAATGAATGCCAGCGGCGGTACCTACATCTACGCAGCCTTCGCGAATGATAACCCAATCGAAGTGGATAATGCTGATGTAGCAGCTAACACGATGACCGTTAACGGCGGTATCCCTGATGAATCAGTCATCACCGGTCCTACACTCACAGCATCAGCCAGCAATGTTGTATCCCTGAATGGCAACACCTTAACTCTAAGTGGTGTCTCTGGTGACTGGAGAGAAGGTCTACGTGCTCAAGGTGCTGAGGTAACAGAAAACCCACCAAGCCCCAACTCGATTGTATTTACTTCCAGCAATGGTGGTACTACAGCCTTCACTGGAACAGATGCTACATTAACATCTAGAACCTGGACATTAGAATCAGGTGATAGTTCAACTGGTCCCTGGACTGTTGTCGGTGAGTATGAGGACACCTCAGCCACTGCTAGTCAAGATGGTTCTGTAAGTTGGACAAATCACCCTGCTCTAGAAGCTAATAAGTATTATAAGGTAAAGGTTAGGTACAACTCTGATAATGCTGATCCCGTGGAGTCCACCTTCAATACATTTAAAACTGGAGCATCATGATTTTCTTTGATTAATTGGTAGACAAATAATATAAATAAAGAAAAGCGCATCCAAAATGTCCGAAATTAATGTAAATAAAATTGTTGGCGCTGATCAAACAAACGCCCCATATTTTCCATATGGTTTAGATGTAACTGGCATTGGCATGAGTGTCACTGGTGGAATTGATGTCACTGGAGTTGTCACTGCAACACGTTTTGATGGAACTTTATCTGGTATTGCAACAAGTGCCGCATATGCTGAAGTTGCAGGTATTGCAACCGTTGCAGAAGGTTTAACTGGATCTCCCAACATCACCGTTGGGAATATTGTTGCAAATGGTGATGTTTCTATTGCAGGAACAATTTCATATGAAGATGTAACTAATGTCAATTCTGTTGGTATTATTACTGCACAGCAAGGTATTAATGTTACTAGTGGTGGTATCAATGTTACTGGTGTTGTAACGGCAACTGCTGGAACACTTATCGCAGGTGTAGGAATCAGAACAGAAGGTTCAGTTGCTACTGCTGCTGGTGCCAAATCTATTGATTTTAGAGGTAGTGGAGTAACAACTGCAATTTTTGATTCTTCAAGTGGTATTTCTACAGTATACATTGAAGGTGGATCAGGAGGTGGCGGTGGTGCTGCTGCTGGTTTTGTCTTCTCATATATTATGGGTGTCTAACTTATAAATAATTTTAACAAGGAAACTTTCAAAAAATGGCAAATCCAAATATAGCTGCAGCAAATTCTCTTTATGGAAATAGTGTTGCTATTAATTTAACAACTACAAATGCAACTACTATTGTTAGTAATGGATCCTCTTCTGGAGAAGTTGTTAGATTAACTTCTCTTCGAGCAACTAATATTGATGGAACTAATCCTGCTGCAGTAACGGTTAGTTTTATAGATTCTTCAACAGGAACAACTGGATATGTTTGTTATACAATCTTAGTTCCACCCGATACAGTAGTTAATTTGCTTGATAAACTTGATTCCTTCTATTTGAATGAAGGTGACTCTATTCAAGCAACTGCTACTGCAGCTAATGATGTTGGAATCATCGCACAATATGAGGTAATTTCCTAATGTCAAGACAAAACTCCATTCTAGGTGGGTATTTGGGGGACAATAGCAATACTGCCAATGATGATTACATTGTAAAAAATGCTGACCCAGTTCCTTCAGGAATATATCCAATCTCTGAACATACTATACTCAGATATGCAGAATCTTGGCCAAGATATAGCGATGGTATAGGTGCAGGTGTATATGTAACAAGTAGTCAGACAGTCGATATGACTACTGTCGTTCCTGGATTAAATCCAACACACGCATTTGTTATAATTGCAGGTGGTGGTGGATCAGGTGCTGCTGATGATGACTGCCAGGGTCAAGGACCAGGTGGAAGAGGTGGATTTGGTAAGGCCTTAGTTAACCTTACTGGTAAAGGAACTAGCGCGACTTTCAGTATTGGAAGCGGAGGATCTAGCGTTAGAGGTAATGATGCCAATGGTATCGGTGGGCAAGGTAGTAGATGTACGATTGGATCATTTGTCATAAATGCTAATGGTGGTGGTGGCGGTGCTTCTAAAAACGGTGGCGGTGCTGCGGGCAGTGCAGGAGGAGCAAATTCCAGCTCAGCAGATAGTTTTAGTACCTCCCAAGTATTTTATTCTCCTTTAGTTGCCAACGTCGAAGATAATGTTTATAATTATGTAAACGTACAAACATCTGTTAATGGTGGTGGTGGCGCATGCGGCGGCGCAAGTGGTAGTGGACAAAATGGATTTGGATACATTAGATTTGGAAACGGAATTAATGTAAGTACAACATTAACGCCAGGAAATGATGGTGTTAGTGTTCCTTATACCCCATTTTATTGATATAAATACGATTAACTAATTTAGTACATTATGGAATTGAAAGAACATATTGATTTTATTGAAGTATATCCAACAAACTTTGATTGTAATCCGCTTATTGAACATTTTCATAATCATGAAGATGAATGCGATGATGGAGTAATTTTTTCTTCTTCAGGAAAAGAAGTCAACAAGGATATAAAAAATACAAAAGATTTGACATTTGCTGTATCTAGTCTTAAAATAGATAATTATCTAGGAAATCTTTTTAGACCAACTTTTAATTGTCTTTCTCAGGCACTTTCTTTATACTGTGATAAGTATAAGATTGACAAACAAGTTACTGTCAGCAACTTGTTTAATCTCCAATATTATACGAAAGGGCAACATTTTAAACAATTTCACTATGAACATTCCTATAAACACCATAGGAGAATTCTTGTTTGGATGATATATTTGAATGATGTCCCAGAAGGTGGTAGGACTCTTTTTCCTTATCAGAATTATGAAATCTCACCAATTGCAGGAAATATTTTAATATGGCCTGCTAATTTTACACACCTTCATGCAGGAGATGTTGTAGGCGATCATGATAAATATATTTTAACGGGATGGTTTGAATATACAAGTGCAACTTCTCTTCCTGATATAAAAGAACTCGACAGCAAAAAATCCACATATTTTAATATTGAGACATTATGAATTTCACTAAATATGAACTATTTCCAGTTCTTGCTCTAAAAATTGACTTGACTGATACTATTAGTAAAGAAATGATTGCCAAGGTGGATAATACTAAAGAACACCTTACAACAAAATGTGAGTTATCAAACGCATATTCTACTTTAGGTCAAATTAACCATATTTTAGATGTTGATACATTTGAACCATTATTGCAAGAATTGGTAGATACTCTTATTGCTGGTGTTAGGCAAGAATATGATCTAACTGGATATCAGGTTACTGATAGTATTTTGGTTAATATTCCTAAAAATGGATATCTTCATCCCAAAAAATATTTTAATAGTACATTTCATATTGTAGTAAATGTTTGTCACAATGATATTCAATTGATTCTTGAGAACCCACAATTTCATACGAAAACTGCAGATTTTAGCGCAAATTCTGCAAACCAATATAATAGTCAATTTACTTCTATAGCACTAAATAGTATGGAAGCAATCATTATTCCTTCAGGAATGAACTATTCATTTTCTGATGTATCTAGAGAGATTACCTTTATCCAAGTTAACGTAAATTAAAATGTGGTATAGTCTTAACAATCAAACACCAACATCGGGACTACCTAGTATGGTACGTCTTTCCAGTGGTTTAGCCACATCTTCTTTGCATGATCTGTCTTTAAGTGAATTAGAAACTATTGGAATTGCGACTGTTGATGATCCACCATTTGTTGACGAATATAGTCAAGATTTAAGTTGGGATAGTGGTACATCTTCTTGGTCTGTAAGTGTTACATCAGATCAAACTAAGATTGATGCTAGGTGGATGACATTGAGTGATCTATCAATTAAATATCAAAAAGTTATTCTTTCTCACGGAATTGGATATCAAAACAATGGAGGAACTTTGTCTACATTTTTTTCCAATGCTATTGGAATTTTAAGTGCAATTGGTCCAACAAATCCAGATTATGATGCAAGTAATCCATTTGCAATCAATATATTAGATCAGAATATTATTGGATATAGTATTGATGAATATAATGTTGGCATTGGATCTACAGAATTTGCTTTAGTTATGGGAGCAAAAAATGAATTCTACGAAAATTATTATAATATTACCGATTATTAATTTAATTTTTTATTATGTATACAATGGATAAGGGCGAATACAAGGTTATTGATAACTTTTTGCCGACATTATATTTCAACAATTTAAAACAGATTGTTGAATCACAAGATTTTAGTTGGTCATTCTCACATAATGCGACCAACAAGCATATAAAAGATAAAATTGGAGATTTTGGTTTAAGTCACTTAGTTATAGGATACGATCATGATCGGTACAAAGTTTTAGATCATAAAAGTAAAATACAACCATTCTTAATGGCAGCAATCTATCAAATGATGGATTGTGTTGGTGCAACCGAGTATCTGCGTGCTAGATTTGATAAAACTTTATATAATCCAGATATGCATCGACATCCGATACATGCCGACTTACCAGTAAAATTGTTTTATTGGACTTCAATTCTATATCTTGATGACAGTGATGGTGAGACTGTAATATGGAAAAAAAGATATAAAAACTACCCAGAAATCAATTTTGATGATGATGATAAATCGTTTTCTGATGAAAATATTCTTGTAAGTGTAAAACCAAAAGCAAATAGATTGGTAATTTTTGACGGACATTTGTATCATACAGGACATTCTCCGTCCAAACAAAAATCAAGAACTCTACTTAATACCAATTTTAGATAAATGGAAAATATATTTGATAAAATACAAGAAATTGATAATGTATTCTCTGATTATGAAAGAATCAATATTTCGACTTATTTGAATGAACCTAACTGGAAGTGGGGACATCGTGGTGTCATGGACACTAATAATTTGTTTTGGAATATGCTCCTTACTGATACAGAGTACTTTAGGGATGTTTTAAGTAAAAAAGTCTTATCGCATATTGATGGGGAAAACTGTGAGTTAAAAAGAATTTATGCGAATGGACAAACATATGGACTAGATGGAGATTTCCATACTGATTGTCATACTAATAGTTGTGGGGAAGGAGTAAGTTATACTTTTTTATGGTATGCTAATGAAGAATGGCATCCTACCTGGGGTGGATATACCGTATTTTGTGACACCCCAGAAATAACACCAGAATCAAATTATAAGTACTTTCTACCAAAATCAAATACTGCTTTACTTTTCCCTGGTGACATACTACACTATGGACAATCACCATCAAGAACATTTGGTGGGTTGAGAATGACCTTGGCATATAAAATTCTTGTTTTATGAAAATAAATCAATATAATGATGAAATTCCTTACATAATTATTGATAATTTTTATGAAAACTGGGAACGTGATTTAATATGGCAAGAATTAGAATTTTTAAATCATAACTGTAAGTGGGACACTGCAACAAAACAAAATCGAGAAAGTGCAACAAAAAATGGAAATATACTGAAAAGCAATAGGTTTCAGTGGTTAGATTCACTTTATTATGAAAGATCAAAATCAAATATTTTAACTGTAAATAGAAAATTGTTTGATAAAGACACTTGGAAGAAAATTGTAATGTCTCATCCACATTGGTTCTTCAACACATTTGAATGTCTTGCTGATTCTACATTATTGTCATATTACAATGAAGATGGGGATGGATATCTAAAGCATCAAGACCTTTCTTATATGACTTGCTTGACTTGGTTTCATAAAGAACCGAAAAAATATACGGGTGGAGATCTTATTTTATTTTGTGGAGAAAAAGAGATTCCAGTAGAATCTAATAACAACAGAATGATTATATTTCCATCAAGAATTCCACATCAAGTGACAGCATTGACAATGGACGATGGTGTAGGAAAACATGATGGTAGATTTTGCCTGACTCAATTTTTATTTTATAACACTTCTTCAGATTCTAACCACTTTATAAACTGACACACAAAAACCCCGTGGGCAACCATGGGGTTTTATAGTATAGATAGTTACGACCCCTTGATGTCAGGTACAGAGAAACTAATCTTCATTGCTTCA